TTCCCCATCTGGCACCAAGAGATAGAAGATATTCTTGTTCTCAAGAATAATAAAGGTACAGAGGACAATCGTGTTCGCAAACTAGATTACTCAATCCAAATCAGCAAAATCTTCTATGAACGATTCATTCAAAACGGAGAAATCTCACTCTTCTCTCCGCACGATGTTCCTGGTTTGTATGATGCTTTTGGCACTGATAGATTTGACGAGTTATATGTGGGTTATGAACGAGATTCATCTGTCCCAAGAAAGACTATTGGAGCTCAAGAACTCATTCTGGATCTCCTGAAAGAGAGGGCAGAGACGGGTCGCATCTATATCATGAATATCGATCACTGCAACTCACACTCTTCTTTCAAGGATAAAGTAAACATGTCTAATCTCTGCCAAGAGATTACTCTTCCCACTTATCCAATTAATCATATCGACGATGAGTTTGGTGAGATTGCTCTGTGCATTCTTTCTGCAATCAACGTTGGTAAAGTTAAGTCCGATGAAGAACTTGAGGAACTTTGTGATCTTTCTGTCCGCTCTCTTGATGAGTTGATTGACTATCAAAACTATCCCATTAAGGCAGCCGAAATCGCCACCAAGGCACGTCGTTCGCTTGGTATAGGGTTTATCGGGTTGGCTCACTATTTGGCAAAACTTGGATTTAACTATAATTCCCAAGAGGCATGGGACGCAGTTCATGGACTCTCTGAATCCTTCCAGTATTATCTTCTGAAAGCATCCAATCAACTTGCTAAAGAGAAAGGGCATTGTGAATACTTTGGACGTACCAAGTATGCTGATGGCATTCTTCCGATTGATACATACAAGAAGGATGTAGATGAGATTGTAGAGAATAAGTTGGAACATGATTGGGAAAGTCTTAGAGCATCTATCTTGGAGTCAGGACTCAGGCACAGCACGTTGTCCGCACAAATGCCTTCAGAGAGCAGTTCCGTTGTGTCAAACGCAACCAATGGAATCGAGCCACCTAGAGGATACCTGTCCATTAAGAAATCCAAGAAAGGGCCTCTTAAGCAGATTGTTCCGCAGTATCATTCCTTGAAGAATAATTACACCCTATTGTGGGAAATGCCTGACAATAAGGGATACGTACATGTAGTGTCTGTAATGCAAAAATTCTTCGATCAGGCGATATCTGGTAATTGGAGTTACAATCCAGAGAATTATCCTGATAATGAAGTGCCAGTTTCAGTCATGGCAAATGACCTATTGACTACATATAAGTACGGGTGGAAGACTTCTTACTATCAAAATACTTACGACATTAAGACTGATGAAGTGCAAGAAGACAAACCCAATCTACAAAATCTGTTAAGTGAGTTAAGTACAGCCGAGGAGGGAGAGTGTGAATCCTGTGCAGTTTAAAATTTCTTCCACAGACATGCCAAACACAGAAGTTAAAGGCATGACTGTTTTCAATACTGAACAAGTTAATACTAAAAAGCAACCGATGTTCTTCGGTAAACCTCTGGGAGTCCAGAGATATGATTCGTACAAATATCCTATCTTCGATAAACTTACAACCCAACAACTAGGATACTTCTGGAGGCCCGAAGAGGTTTCTCTTCAGAAAGATCGTGGTGATTACCATACTCTACGTCCTGAGCAGAAGCACATCTATACTTCTAATCTGAAGTATCAGATTATGCTTGACTCTGTTCAGGGACGTGCTCCTGGTATGGCATTCATTCCATACTGCTCTCTTCCTGAATTGGAAGCATGTATGGAAGTGTGGGGTTTCATGGAAATGATTCATTCACGTTCTTACACATACATCATCAAAAACGTATATTCAGACCCTAGTGAGGTGTTTGATACTATTCTCTCCGATGAGCGTATTCTAGAACGTGCTACAAGCGTTACAGAGTCATATGATGACTTCATTCGAGCATCACAGCAGTATGGTGTATCCGATACCTGGATGCACAACCTTGAAGGAGTATCATACGCAAAGGAATCACTCAACGATGTCAAACGAAAACTGTACAGAGCAGTCGCAAACGTTAACATTCTTGAAGGTATTCGGTTCTACGTTAGTTTTGCTTGTAGTTTCGCCTTTGGTGAACTTAAGCTTATGGAAGGATCCGCTAAGATCATCTCTCTCATCGCAAGAGACGAAAATCAACACTTAGCAATCACTCAGAACATTCTGAACAAATGGCGTGATGGTGATGATCCTGAAATGAAGCAAATCATGAAGGAAGAAGAAGAGTGGACGTATGCTATGTTCGATCGCGCTGTAAACGAAGAAAAGAGATGGGCAGATTATCTGTTCAAAGATGGCAGCATGATTGGACTGAACGACAAACTTCTTCAGCAATATGTTGAATGGGTGGCAAATAGAAGATTAAAAGCAATTGGGTTAAAGCCCCAATACGATATTGCAGCAAACAATAATCCACTCCCCTGGACACAGCACTGGATTTCCTCTAAAGGACTGCAGGTTGCTCCACAGGAGACAGAAGTTGAATCATATGTAGTTGGTGGTATAAAACAGGATGTGAAGAAAGATACCTTTAGTGGTTTCAAACTTTGATAGATAGGGGAGAGCAATCTCCCCCTTTTTCATGTCGAAAAATCAACTCAAGAAAGACGAATTTAGAATTCGTGTGTTAAAATTAAAAGCACAGTTACAAGATGATCCTACTTGGTATTCTAACCCCAAGGACCTTGCTCATAAATACCTAAACAAGGTTCTTGATATAATTGATGAGTACAGGTATTGATTATGAAAACCCCTGGATGTATAATGAAGTTGCTTTTACCAGTGATGATATTGGGGACAACTATGGTTTTGTTTATCTCATTACCAATCTCACCAACGGACGAGCGTACATTGGGAGAAAGTATTTTTGGAGTCACAGAAAACCGCCAGGAAAGAAACGCAGAGTAAAAAAGGAATCTGATTGGAAAAAGTATTATGGGTCTTGTCCAGAACTTAAAGAGGAAATTGAACGCACTGGGAGACAAAATTTTAGTAGAACTATCTTGTCTTTACATAAGACAGCTGGCAAAACAAACTACGAAGAAACAAGACAACTCTTCACCAACAACGTTCTCACAGAATCCCTTGACGACGGAACCCCGAGGTACTACAATAGCAACATCCTCAGCAGGTACTTCCGAAAGGACTATTATGAAACTGGAGACTGAAGAAATTGTTGCTCATGTTCGTGACTGGGCACTTGGTAGAATTGAATCTTACGATTGTCAGGACATTTCAAAAATTTATGATCAAATGGCAATCATCGATGAGTTTGTTGAATGGATAAACATTAGTGATGATGAACTTGAAATTGTAAGCCTTGACGAAATCAGTGAAGAGGAGTATGATAATTACGTTGATGGGATTGAGAGATCATAATCAACTGCGGTAATCCCCTTGGTAGTTCAGGATTAGCGGCGATAGGAACTACCATATGGGCAAGTAGCATAATGGATAATGCAGCATCCTTCTAAGATGTCGATTGGGGGTTCGAGCCTCCTTGCCTGTTGACAATCAAACCAAAATGGTTTATGATTGTCTCACTTGCGGATGTAACTCAACGGTAGAGTCACAGCCTTCCAAGCTGTTGGTTGCGCGTTCGAATCGCGTCATCCGCTTCCTCTTTAAGAGGACTTATTCCCCTATAGCTCAACGGCAGAGCAGAGAGCTGTTAACTCTAAGGTTCCTCGTTCGAATCGAGGTGGGGGAGTAGGGTGGACGCATTTATGCGAGTGGGAGTACCTTCCACCCTTTAGGGCGATTAGCGCAGTGGTAGCGCACCTCCTTTACACGGAGAGGGTCGGGGGTTCGAATCCCTCATCGCCCATTATAAATAAAATACCATTGAACTGAATAGGATGCAGACAAATGTTAGTCGTAAGATGCAAGGATTGCAATAAGGAATTAACTAGCAATCCAAAGACGCAAGTATGTGGTTGTCCAAATATGATGACTGTAAAGGGTGATAGTGTTACAGCCCTTGACTTAAGCAGAGTAGTTATGATAAACTCTACACAGAAAGAACAAAAGTCAAACGTTCTTTCCTCTTCAGATCTTGCATATCAAGAAGCAAGAAGACAGCGCAAAGTTCGCAAGTTGGATTTTGAAATCCGTTGATTAATACTATCTGGAATTACTCTATATCTTTCTTTCAGATTGTAGTTGTGAATTGTGTAACAGTTCCTGCTAATTGGGAGTATTGTTATCGCGTTGACAAATGGTTAATTCCAGATATAATATATGTTTGGGAACTAAAAACTGGTAAGATTTATCCCTATCAACAAGAAAAAGAATACTTGGAAGGTCAACCCGATTGGTGACGGGACCTGTCTTGAAAACAGTTGAGGTGTTAAAGCCCTTGCCGGTTCGACTCCGGCACCTTCCGTTTATAAAAAGTTTTTGTATCAACATATTACAATGTTAAGAAAACATTGAATGTCTACATAAAAAATATAGAAGAATCTAAAATGGCAGTCTTTTATTTTCTAATGCTGACATTCGTTGCATTAGTTGCCTATGCTGGTTATGCTGAAACCATGAAACTGGTTCAGTATATGGACTTACAAATTCGACATGCTGCCATTCAGATTCAAATGAAATGGATGGGTTGGCAACTTAAGAGACAGTTAATTAAGGACACAACCGATTTCCAAAAGTTTCTTAAGGAGTACAACAAAGATGTCCAATAAAGAGCTGTCCGATCTTTCTATTGAAAGAAAGGAATGCCCAAAGTGTGGTGCGTTGTGGATCAACGGAGAGCACTACTGGTCTGGCACAGGTAAGAAAGGAAACGAACTTGACCTTGCTGGACTTGTTTGTAATAAACTAGGTGATGACACTTGCATCAATCCATGTGTGGGCATGGAAGGTGGTGTTACATGGCAAAAGAGATTGACTGAACTTAGTGAGGATTTTCCTGAATGATGCATGAACAAGAAGAATTTATCACACGCTCAGAATGCCAGGAGATGATCGATGCAGCAATACGACAACACAACCGTAATGCTTCTATCATTAGTATGTGCGTCGGTTGGGTGGTTCTTGCTTTATTTGCTGAGGGACTTTTGAGATTAGTTGGTGCTATCCCACCATTATTGCCGTGGTTAAAAATTACACTTAACTAATGGACAAGATACAAATCACAGAGGAAGATTTACTCAAACTCCAAAAAAGAGTTTTAGAACAAAAAATGGAAGAACTATTTGAAGAGCCATCAACATACGAGGATGAGGAGGAAAAGTAATGGAACATCTGTTAGGAAAAGCACTCATTATAGTTGCAATACCCTTTGTAATCGCTACAATCTATTTCGGTTCTAAGAAGGGACACTACTATGAATCCGAACACTATAAGGGCAATGGAACCGCACACTAGACAAAGGTTTCATTTCGCAGCATCAGCATTCTCAAGAATCTTTGGAGTCAATCATGTTTCATCTGGTATGATTGACTTTTGTTATGAATGGGCACTAAAAGATGAAACAGCACCACTTGATTGTTTAAACCACACAGACAGATATTTTAGAGAACTATGGAATCACAATTTTTAATTCTTGGATTTTTCATAGCATTCGGTTTTTTCTTGTTCTTTATGTCTATAATCTAATGGGACACTTTGCAGCAGCAGCACTTAACAACGACTTGTTTTTAGCGTTTATCTGTTATATACTTGTGTTTGTGCCTATCATCGGTATCTGGGCAGTCCACAAATACAACTGGCAGCACTGGGCACCATTTGACAAGCACCACAAGAAGTAGTATAATTATTAGGTAAGCAACAACGGAACGTAGCTCAGTTTGGTAGAGCTCTCGCTTTGGGAGCGAGCGGCCGTAGGTTCAAATCCTATCGTTCCGACTTATAAATATCACAACTATGGATTTTTATTCAGTGGAATACTGGCAAGAGAATTGGGACACTCTTCTGGACAGAGTAGAAAATGGTGAGACAATAGGAATAGAAAATATATCAACGGGCGAGAGAGCAGTAATGATACCAGCGGATGATGAACTCATACGCATATACACAGAACACAACGAAGCATCTTAATCCTAAGGGACTGTCGCCTATTGGTTAAGGCCGTCGCCTTATAAGCGGCTGAATCGGGTTCAATTCCCGACAGTCCTATTGGTTAGTTCTGTTGTATAAATAACTGAAGAACTAACTATTATTCTATTATGATTGGTACATGTACTTTCTGCTCAAAAAAATTTAAATATTCTCCATCACAAAAAACTGGCAAATATTGTTCTACTAAATGCCAAAGAAATGAAGAACAAAAAATTTACATTAGGGAATGGCTTGAAGGAAAAATTGAAGGCAGAATTAGAGGTAATTATGTCTCTGGATATATCAGGAGATATTTGTTAGATGAATCCAATCATAAATGTACTCAATGTGGATGGTCTCAAGTTAATCCACATACCGGAAATGTTCCTTTAGAAATAGATCATATAGATGGAAACCGAAAAAATTCTAAAAGGGAAAACCTACGAGTACTATGTCCAAACTGCCATTCTCTTACTCCAACCTATAGAGCACTCAATATAAAGTGACTCATTAATGCTGGTTTAGCTCTCTGGTGAAAGCACTGTCCTCATAAGACAAGATAGGTCGGTTCGATCCCGACAACCAGCACTTGACAGTTCTCTGTCAAACCCCTATAATAACTGGGTAATCAATCAAAACGATGGCACTCACTTCAAAATTCAAGAAAGACATTCAAACCCTTCGTGGTGCAGCAAACGGCGAATTTTTCCTTGATGTAAAGAATCCGAAACTCTACAAAAAGGTTCGTCGGTACTACGAAAATGAAGGTGTAGTATTCTCTGGAGATCCTTTGGACGACTATGAGATGCTTATGGAATATCTATTCCAAGATCTTGAAACTGTGGAGGTTGCGTGAAGATTATTCTTGAGCGATTTCCTTATCGTTATGTTGAATGTGGAACCCTAGATAATGGGTTCCCTGACTATCGCATTCAAAAAGCAGATAGTTGGACAAAACGATATAGTGATATGTACCTCTGTGATAACGGAATGCAAATCACTACAGCAATGGAAGACTTTGAATACACCAAATGGCTTGATCCTGAAGGTGTTCCTTGTTACATCAAGGATGATGATGAAGACATGGAGAGTCTTTAAAAACCCTGGTCGGGAACCCCCCTTCAGTCACGGATGGACTATAACAGAACTGGTGGAGTCATAAAGACCCCTTAAAACTAAATAACTCAAGAGTTAATTCTTAAACATGGCAACAAAAGGAAC